ACTCCCGAGGAGCGTCACGTTGTCGGTGCCCAGCGTCCAGGTGCCATCGACCTTGACGAGCCGCCGGCCGCCCCGCCCAGGCCCTCGCCCGTGTTGCCGCTCTTGCCGCCGAACAGGCTGGACAGCGCGCCCGCCAGGCCGCTGCCCGACGAGCTGCCCGCCGATGCCGCCAGCGACATCACCGCCTGCGCCGCCATCTGCACGAAGTTGGCAAACGCCCCCAGCCCGCCGCCCACGCTGCCCAGCATGCCGGCCAGCGAATCGCTCGCGGTGGCCGACTGCTGCAGCGATCCGCCGGCTGCCTTGGCACTGTCGGCCATGTCCGCCAGGTCCTGCTCCCAGCTGTTGAAGCTGTCGGGCTTGGCGCCCTTGGCCCCGTCACTGCCACCCTTGGCGCCGAACAGCTTGCTCACGAAGCCCAGGCCGCCCTTGCCCTCGTCGCTGCCCAGCAGCTTGCGGTACTGCACCCGCAGCAGGTTGTTGATGATGTCGTCGACCAGGCCCTTCACTTCCAGCTTGCCCGTGCGGCCGAGCTTGACGAACGCCTCCTCGCCATCCCGCACCAGGCTCGACACCAGCTCGTCGTTGCCCTCGCGGATCACGCGGTTTGTGTCGGCCCAGCCTTCGATCAGCTTCTGCCAGCCGGGCTTCATCGCATCGGCCAGTTGCGCATTGCGGGCAGTGATCGCATCGCTGGTCGCTGCGTTCAAGCTGTCGCGCTTGGTTTCAAGCTCTGCAGCCTGGGCCAGCAGCTGGGCAGCGCGATCGCTGTCACCCGCCGCGGCGGCCTGGCTGGCTTGGCCGCGCGTCACGTCGATCTTGTTGTCCAGCGCCAGGCGCAGCTTGTCGGCCGCGCGCTGGATCTGCGCCACGCTCAGCTCGGCCTCGCGCCGCGCGCGCTCCAGCGGGTCGGTGATCAGGCCGGCCATCTGCTGGGCCGTCTGTTCGCTCAGCTGCAAGCTGTTTTCAGCGGCTGACTGCCAAAGCTGCGCCCACTCGGCAGAGGCGGCCCGTGCATCGGTCAGCGCCTGCGCCGTGGCTGCGGCACTGGCTGCGCCGGGAATGGCGGCGATCTTGCTGTCCACGCCGGCGCGCTGGTCCTGCAGGCCGGTGATACGCGCGTCGCGTTCGATGGCCGCCGTGCCGCTGAGCTGCAGGCGCCGCTGCTGGGCGATCTGCTCATCGATGAGGCGGCCCTGCTCGGCCAGCTTGGCGCGCTCGATCACCAGGCGCGCCTGCGCCACTTCGGCGGCCGTCACCAGGCCTGAGCGCTCGCGCTGCTCAAGTTCGTTCTGCGCGGCGTCCAGCAGGCGCAGCGACGCGTTGCTCTGCGCCTGCTGGCGGGCCAGGTCAGCGTTGTCCTGCGCAGCGTCCAGGCTGCGGCGCAGCTCGCGCGCCGTGGTGGCGGCCTGCGTGCGCTGCGTGATGGCCTGGGCTTCGAGCTGCGCGATCGCGGCCTCGCGCGCCTTGACTTCGAGCGGCGTCGACACCACGCGCTTGCGCTCGTTGGCGATCTGCTGCTGGATCTGCGCCGCATCGGCCGCGGCGCGCTGGGCCTGGATGGCGACCAGGTCGTCGGCGTACTGCGCTGCGCTGCTGACGCCTCGGCTGTAGCTCTGTGCCGCAGCCTGCTCGCGCGCCGCGATGCCGGCCTGCAGGCTGGCCAGGCGCTTGGCATCGCCCGCACGGTCGACAGCGATCAGTGCGTCCACGAAGTTGCGGCTGCCCTGCTCGATCTTCGTCTGCTCTTCCTTGTCCGCGATCGCCTTGTCGGCGCGGCGCAGGTCGGCGGTGTTCTTGCTCTGGCGGGCGGCGTCGAGCTCAGCCTGGGCATTGGCGATGTCCGCGTTGATCCGTCCAGACCGGATACCGGTGTTCCCGCGCGCGGCGGTGTCCTTGACTGCCTGCAGCTCTTGGAGGCGGGCCGTCAATCGTCCAACCGTCTCTTCGGCCGTGAGATCTCGGCCGATGCCCTTCATGCTGTCCCACGCGCCAGAAACAGCCGACTTCACTGCCAGCCAGCCTCGCTCGATGGTTCCGAGGCTCGGCGCAAGGCGCTGATCCATCGTGCCCGACAGCGCATCCATCGTGAGCTTGACCGCCTCGGCCGAGCGGCCCTGCGATTCCAGCTCGCGGATCTGCGCCACCTGTGCGGCGGTCAGGAAGTTGTAGGCCTGGTTCGCCTTCACGGCCCAGGTGCTGGCGCCGTCAGCGATACCGGCCAGGTCCTTGACGATCTCGTCGGCCGATTGGCCAGTGATGCGGCTCAGTGATGCCGCCGCGGCCGCGGTGCTGTCCAGCGCCGCGCCCCCGAACTTGCCCGTGTCGACCAGCGCAGCGGTGATCTCGCGCGCGGTGCCGATCGTCACGCCCTTGGCCGTCACCAGCCCCTGGCTCAGCGTGTTGATCTGGCCGAGCGTCAGGCCCGCCTGGTTGCCGTTGATCGCCAGCGCCTTGGTGAGCGAGGCGGATTCCATCGCCCCGGCGATCGCGCCGCCGGCAAACGCCGCCACGCCAGCGCCGAGCAGGCCGACGCCGATGGCGGTGGGCGTGATGAGCGAGCCCAGCGCGCTCAGCGCCGGCTTGATGCCCCCGAACGAATCCTTGACCTGGCCACCCTGCTGGATGAGCACCGTGAACGGGTTCGCGCCGCCCTGCAGCTGCGTCACCACGTCGGTGAGCTGCGCGGGCAACTGGCGCATCGCGGCCGTCGTCTGGGCCGCGCTCACGCCCAGCTGCTGGGTCGTGCGCGTGGCCGCCGTGTTGCCCTGCTGCAGCTTGGCGGCGGATGACAGCGCGGCGGTGCCGGTGTTGTCCAGCGCCGTGGCCGTCTGGGTCGTGCTTGCCGTCGTGGCCGTCGTGGCCTGCTGGGTCTGGCCCAGCGAGGTCGTCAGCGCCTTCAGCGACGCCTGCGCCTGCGAGGCATCCCCTGTGATGACGAGCTTGCTGTGCATGTCAGCCATGTGCGGCTCCGGTCGTCGGGGTCAGGGGGTGGCGCCGGCCTGGGCGATCGCTGCGTCGCGCACCTCGTCGAACCAGGTCAGCGCCTCGTCCTCCATCACCTGCAGGGCGTCGAAGGCCTCGTCGAGCTGCTGCTCGGTGATGCGCAGGCGCCGCGCCAGGCGCGCGTCGATCACGCCGTAGTCCAGGCCCACGGGCCCGGCGCTGCCCATGCGCCACTGCGTGATCAGGCTGCAGAAGATTGCCAGCGGGATGTCGTTGTCGGGCCATACGTCGGTGGTGGACTCGCCGGCCGGGCGCTTGGGGGTGTGCTGGCGGTCGGCGACCACCTGCGCGGCATCTGGATCCACCACGCCCATCAGCGCGAGCTGCTGCTCGTAGTCGCTGAGGGCGTCGCTGGGCTTGCTCGGCGGCCCGGCCAGCACGGCCCGCGCAAGCCCCCTCAGTTTTTTGCGCGGCTCTCGGTCAGCGCGGCGCAGTAGGCGTCGTACAGCTCGCGCGCGGCGGGCTGGTAGTTGTTGAGCAGGGTCTCCAGCGACGCGAGCGAGTAGGCGACCGCCTCGCCGCTCTCGGTGACCGGGCCGTCCCAGCTCACCATCACCTCGTCCAGGTAGGCCGCGTCGCCCAGCGTCTGGCCGTCCTTGGCCATCAGGGCCGGCTTGGCCAGCCAGGCGTCGTACTGCGTGCGCGTCTTGTGGCGCCAGGTGACGATGAGCGAGATGGTCGGCGCCGTGTCGCCCGGGGCCGTGATCGCCACCGTGCTCTTGAACGTCGGGTCGGGCTGCAGCTTGAAGGTCATGATGGTGCGGGCCCGTCCGTCAGATGCAGAAGATCCGCACTTCGTCGTTCAGCGTCGACGGCCGCAGCGTGAGCGACATCTTGTCGAGCATCACGTTGCCGTTGACCTGGTCTTCCACCGAGGTGATCACGCCCACGGGCACATAGATGCCGACCTTCTTGGTCGACGTGCTGCCGTGGATCAGGCCAAACGCCCGCGTGGTGCCGGCATGCATGTCGGCCTGCCAGGCGGCGTGCTGGGTGGCGCCGAAGTCGGCCACGATCTCGGCCGTCGGGTTGCGGCCCTGGATGGCGACCGATTCCTGCGTCACCAGCTCCAGGTCCTGCACGTCGTTGGCCATGTCGATCATGAACGACTGGAAGTTGTACAGGCTGCCGCCGGTGATGGCGCCGGCGCTGTAGGTCACGGCACCGCCCGACAGCTGCGTGGTGAAGGTGGGGCCGACCGCCTCGGGCCGGATCCAGGCCGTGAGCGTGGGCGCCGGCGGCGCACCCGCCGCCGAGCTGCTGACCAGGCCCGTGAAGGTGAAGTCCAGCGTGGGCACCTTGCCCACCTCCAGGCTGAGCTTGAACGTGCCGGTGCAGAAGTTGAACTTCTCGACGCGGCCGTTGATGTGCGCCCAGATCGTGGCCGTCTTCAGGGCCGACGATGCCGGCACATAGTCGACGCGGGTGGTGGCGGTCACCGTCTCGGCAAAGCCGCAGCACAGCAGCATGTCACCCCACTGCGGCGCCACGCCCAGCGAGCCGCTGGCCTGCAGGTCGACGCTGAAGGTGATCGTGCCGCGGCGCGTGTACGGCAGCTTGTCCACCGCCGCGAAGCCGCCCACCAGCACATCGCGGTCGGCCATCAGCTCGTCGATCTTGCTGCTCAAGTTGCTGACCCGCATCTGCACGGCGTCGGCCGTGTTGGTCGGCGCGGCGTCGGTGCCGGACGTCGTTTCCGGCTTGAAGAAGATCACGGTGTTCTGGATGCTGCCGGCCATGTGGGGCTCCTGGTCGTCGTCGTCGTCGTGTTCGGGGTGGGCCTGGGGGGGCGGCCCGGCTTACTTGCCGGCCTTGCGCGGGCTGCTGGGCGCGGCATCGACCGCCGTGTTGGCCAGCGGGTCGTTCGGCTCGGCGGCGGCCTCCAGCACGTCCTGCAGCGCCAGGTCGGCGCCCCAGGCCAGGCCGGCGCCTTCGGCGGTGTGCTTGTCCAGCGGCGTCAGGCCGCCATCGGCATCGCGCAGCCAGCTGCCGCCGCTGGGCGGGTTGAGCTCGACCTGGCGGCCGTCGGCGTCCAGCTGGGGCGCGATGCGGGTGCGTGTGTTCAGGGTCGCGGGCATGAAGGGCTCCTGCGGTGCGTTCAATCAGTGGAAGGGTGTTTCAGGGGCGGGGCGCCAGGCCCGTGCCCACGGTCTCGTGTGTCACGGTCAGGCGGCGCTGCACCACGGCCCAGGCGGGCTGGCCGTCCACCAGGCCCCAGCGCAGCACCGGGTCCAGGTCGATCGCGGTGGCTCCGATCGCGGCCGGGGCCAGCGTGGTCAGCCGGTCATCGATCAGGCCGACCATCTCGTCCAGCGCGTCGTCCATCGCATCGCCAGGCGCCGCGCGCACCTTGCAGCTCACGGTCAGCAGCGTGTCCCAGGTGCGCGGTGCGCCCGCGCCGGCCAGCCGCGTGTGGCCCTTGGCCTCGACGATGCGCACCTCGACCTGGCGGGTCGACTGGTCGACGTTGCCGGTGCCGTCGAAGCCCGCGCGCACCGGGCCGGCCACCAGGGCGGGCGGGGCGGACAGCAGGGCCGTCAGCGCGTCCTGGATCAGCTTGAAGGCGGTCGGGTCGGCCATGCTGGTCAGCACCAGTCGCTGCCGCTGCTGCTCTCGCGGCCGAAGACCTTGCTGCCGGCGTCGAACAGCACCGGGCCAGCACCGCTGACCGCCGGCGCCGCGGCCGGCGCCATCAGCACCACCGTGCCCTTGGCCACCTGCACCAGGTAGGTCAGCGCGTCGTCGTAGTCGCGGCGCGCCTGCTCGTCGGCCGAGCTGCCCAGCAGCCGGTACCAGGCGATCGAGCAGGCATGCACCTTCAGGATGGCCGGGAAGGTCGCCAGCGGCAGCTCGTAGCGGCCCAGCAGGTAGCCGTCGATCTCGGCGTCGGCGTTCGCCAGCTTGGCGGCCAGCATGCCGGTGCGGATGCCGCCCACGGCCGGCGCCTCGATGTCGCTCAGCTGCGCCAGGCGGGCCGAGCCGTAGCGGTCGACCATGTCCTGCTGGGTGGCGTAGGTCATGAGGGGCTCGGGCTAGCTGCGGGGGACGACCAGGTCGCTCAGGCGCCAGCCTGGGCGGGCGCGGCCTCGATGGCCTTCACGGCCAGCAGCGGGGCGGCCTGCTCGGGCGTCAGCTCGACGCTCTCGCCCACGGCATACGCCTCCTGGTCGTGTTCGATCGGGCTCAGCACCGTGTACGTGCCGGCAGGGCCGGCGGGCTTCTTCTTGGGCGAGGTGGCCATGTTGTGGGCTCCTGATGCGGGGGATGGGTGGTTCAGAAACAGGGTGGCGATGGACTTGGGCAGACCGCCTCCATCGCCGCTCACTACAGGGCTCGCCAGCTCGCCGTCTGCCGGTCGGCTGGGTCTGGGCTATCGCACGTCGGCGTCGTGAGGTCCCGGTGGGTCAGGCGACCGCGTTCTGGATGAAGTAGCCCATGTCGGGCGCGGCGATCACTTCCTTCACACGCTCACCCACGCGGATGATTTCGCCGCCGGTCAGGCCGCGCTTCTGCTCGGTCAGGTTGCCGGCGATGCGGCCACCCCACTGAGCGGTGAAGCCGTAGGTCACGCCGGCCTGCGGGCCGGCCGAACGGTCGCGGTACAGGAAGGCGATGTGCTTGCCCCAGACCCGGCTGTTGGCCACCGTCTGGCCGCGCTTGGCGGTGTTGACGAAGCCGGCGCCCACGTACACGTCCTGCAGCTCGAAGAAGTCCGCGAACTCCTGGCGGCTCACCATGCCGGCGCCCTGGTTGGTGCCCTTGATGGCCTGCACCAGCTTCGGGTGGCGGCGCGTCTTGGTCCAGGAAGCCTGGCCGAACACGGCGATGTTGGGGCGGTAGATCGGCACGTCCAGGATGTCGCCGATGCCGGCCACCGGGTCGCTGTTGACGCCGTCGCTGTACTGGCCCGTGCCCGACAGCGTCACCGTGTTGGTGTAGTTCGCCGCGTTGAACACCGCATTGGCCACGCGGATCTCGCGCGCCAGCATGATGAGGTTGGACAGGTAGGCGGTGGCCGTGCCGCGCGGGTCCACGCCCTGGTTGTCGGCGTCGATGTCCTCGTTCGGGATGAAGTCGTCCAGGCCGTAGTCGACGCACTTGTCGATCTGCTCGGTGGCGTTGAACTCCACCTCGGTCGGGCTGCTCTTGCGGCCGACCTTGGTGTCCGGCACGGTGTAGCCCTGCGCCAGGTCGTACTTGAGCCACTTGAATTCCTGCGCCGTGGGCGTCAGAGGCAGCACCTGGTCGGCGATCAGCGCGACGTCGGGGTTGCGATAGGCCAGCGCGACCGCAGTCAGCACCGGGTTGATGGGGAACGGACGAATGGCCATGTGGGCAGCTCCGGTGAAAGTGGGTTGCGAAGGCTCGCGGGGGTGTCAGGCGGAAGGGGCGGCGGCGGCCTGGTCGTCAGCCCTGCATCAGGCTGGGCTGGACCATGATTTCGGCCACGTCGCCGACGACGCCGCTCTGGCGTGCGAAGCCGATCAGCCGCACGTTCGAGCCCGCCGCCGGCGCCGCCGTCACGGCGCGGCCGCTGGCGTCACAGGTGAGCGGGTCGCCGCGGGCGACGGTGCCGCCCAGCGTCACGTCGGCCAGGCCGAACATCACCACGGCGCAGCGTTCGCCCAGGGCGGGCGCCACACCTTCCACCACGCCCAGCAGCTTGTCGGTCGCCGCGGCGCCGGTGGTCGCGAAGTCGTCGGTCGAGCCGGGCTTGACGATGCGATAGGCCAGGATCGCGGCTTCGGCCACGTATTCCTTGTCCAGCAGGGACTTGCTCATGGGATTACTCCGTCAGGGTCAGGAAGCGATTCAGGGAGGGATGGGAAGGCGGGGTGGCGCTGCGGCGGCAGCGGCTCAGTCGGCCGCGGGCGCCGGGCCCTTGTTCACGTGCCACACGGCCTGGGCGGTCGTGATCTCGACACCGGCGGCCAGCTGTTCGGCCTGGTAGGCGCGCGCCTTGCCGGCCAGGGCTTCGGCCGTGACGCCGGTGTTGTCCGCCCCTTCGGGGGCGCGGCCGCGGGTCTGGGTCTGCAGGCTGGCCACGGTGGGCGCGCCGTCGACGTAGCCCTGCAGCAGCGCCAGGTCGCGCTTGCCCAGGTCGGTGGCCCAGGCCTTCTGGGCCGGCAGCAGCTTGCCGGCGGCGAGCGCGGCCTGCACCACCTCGTTGACCTGGCGCTCGGCGGCCGCGGTCGTCAGCGTGGCCAGCTGGCTCTGCAGCGCGGCGATGGTGGTGGCGGTGGTGGCGTCGGCGCCCTTGGCCTGCGTCTGCAGGGTGGTGATGGCGCTCAGCGCAGCGGCCTCGGTGGCATCGGCCTGCAGGCCCAGCGCGGTGACGAGCTGGCCACTCAGGGCGGCCGGCTTGGCACGCGCCTGGTCGGCCTCGGTCTTGTACTTGGTGACGGCGGCGATGGCCTCGTCTTCGGTGGCCGAAGCCGGCAGGGCGAACAGGGCGGCAAGGGCGGCGAGTAGCTTCATCGGGGGCTCCTGGGGGTCGGTAGAAAACTGCGCGCTGAGCTGGGCACTCAGCGCCTGGCCGAGCGGCTCCATGCCGAGCAGCGCGGGGTAGTTGGTGACGGCGGCCATCAGCACGCCGGTGATGCGGCCATCGGCCTTGGCGAAGGTGATGACCGGGCTGACGTAGCGGTACTCGCCGGCCTGGATGCGGGCCTGGGCGGCTTCCGTCCAGGTCACGTCGGTGGCGTACAGGCCCTGGCCGGTGCGCCACTCGAACTGGGTGGCCCAGCCTGCGGCCGGCGCCGGCTGGCCGTTGGCCTCGGCGCGGATGGTCTGGTGGTCGTAGTCGAAGACGAAGCCCGACTGTGCGGACAGCGCGGTCAGCTCGGCGGCGATGCGCCGGCCGGCGGCGTCGGTGAGCTTCCAGGTCTGGCCGGGGCCCGGGCGGCCATCGCGGGCCGCGAACTCACCCGCGGGCAGCAGCTGCACCTCGGCCTGCGCCGACAGGGTCAGCGACGCGGCCAGCAGGGCGATGTAGGCGGTGCGAGGGGCTCGGGTAGGCATGCCGGCATCGTGCCGGCGGGGCCCTGCGCGGGGCAGGGGAACCGATTCAGAGAACTGCAGCGCCTGCAGGCGCGCCGCGTGCGGTTCAGGTCAGGGCGCGGAGAGGAAGCGGCCGACGTCTTCGAGGATGAGCTTTTCTTCCTCGATGTACAGCGTGCCGTCCAGGTGCACCGGCAGGAAGGGCCGCGCCGGGATGTCGCCCCACAGGTGGGGGAAGTCGGCCTTGCTGCCGCCGAACTGCTGCATGGCAGCATATTCGGGTGTGGCGCCCACCGCCACCTCGTTGCGGCCGGCCAGGTGGTGGATCTGGGTTTCCAGCGCGTGGCTTTCGCCCACCAGCGGCCGCTTGCTGGCCAGGGTGAGTGCGCCGCGGGCGTTGAGGCTGCCGTCCTTCTTGCGCCCGCTCTTGCCGATGCGGGCGGCCACCTTGGCCAGGGTCACCGGGCTGTTGGCCTGCCAGGGCTGGCCGTCCGGCCCGCTGCTGGTGGCGAAACGCCGTTTTGCCCGATCGACGACGCCTTCGCCGATCTCGTTCATCAAGGGCTGCAGGTTCTCCAGCCGCTGCTCCAGGCGGCGCAGCTCGGCTTGCGCGGCATCGGCCTGGATGGTGATCGTGAAGGTCGTGCTCACGGGGGCCCCTTCACATGACGGGCAGCGCGTGGGCCGGCCTAGCCGAAGCTCGGGATGCCGCCCGCGTCGACCCAGGCGTCGATCTCGGCCTGCTGGTCGGCCGGGCCGGAAGCGCTGGAAATGCCGACCAGCGGCTGCGCCGCCAGCTCATGCACCACCGAAGCGATGTCGATACCTTTGGCGGACAAGCTCTGCAAGAGCTCGGGCGGCAGGTCGCGGATTGGCGCTATTGCAGGACTCTGCCCAGCACTCGGCAATGAATTCCTTGATGTTCTTGGCGGCATATCCGGAAACCTCGGCCTTCAGGCCCTTGGACTTCGCCTGGGTGTACATCCGGATCACATCCGCGTCAACAGCCAGGGACAGGAGGTCATCGAGTTGATGGCCGAATTCATGGTCCGCCACGCTGCGTATCGTGTCGGTTCCCACGGGGTGGTACTGGTTGGCGACATCGCGCTGCAGCGCCTGGCGCATGGCAGCCGGGTCGTTGCCCCACTTGGCGTTGAGCGCGATGCCCCGGGCCTGCGGCTGGGCCCACGAATGGGCGTAGACATTGCCGGTGACCTTGGGCGTCTTGATCAGACGCTCGGCCGTCCTGGCCGCCGTCGCCGCGTCGACCCCCTGGCTGACCAGCTTGTCCGCCAGCTCCTGCCGTCTGGTCTGCGCGTACAGCGCGAACTGCGCCTGGCACGACCCGGTGAACCGCTGGCTCTTGCGCAGCGCCGGGAACTCGCGGACGTGGTTGAACAGGCTGAGGTTCCATTCGTTGGCCGCCTCGGGCTTGATCCCCGTGTAGTCGGCGATGTCGACCAGGTCGTTGCGCACCGCCCACTGCGCCGCGGCCTTGGCGGTCTTCTGCGGCACGAACACGGCATCGGCTGCCGCCGGGGTGTCGACCGCCTTGGTGACGACGGCCGGCGCGGCGCCGGCTTGCTCGCGCGCCAGCACGGGCGCCAGCTCGCGCCGCATGGCCTGGCCGATGGGGCCGTCGAGCTTGATCAGCTTGTCGTCGATCATGGATTGCAGCGAGCGCTTGGCGCCCGCGCCCGGCGCATAGCCGAAGCCCTTGTCGATCCCGTCCGGCTCGCCGGTCTTGGCGTTCACGTCGTTCCAGCCGCTGGGCGGCTCGGTCGGCGCATCCGGCAAGGGCCGGGCCCGGGCGCGCACGCGGCAGCGGCAGCCCCAGCCGTTGGGCGGGTAGTGGGTCTGCCAGAACGGGTGATCGGCGGGCAGGGTCAGCCCGTTCCATGCCTGGTGCTGGGGCCGCGGGTGCAGGACGCTGTCGCTGTGGATGTACTCCCACACCGGGTGGCTGGCGCGCATCTCCGGCTCGGTGAGCTGGCGGTAGCGCCCGGCGGCGTAGCTGGTGAGCAGGTTGGTCTGGTAGATCACCTTGGTGCGCCAGGCCACGCCGGCCGGGCTGCCTTCACCGGTCCAGCCGGTCCAGCCGTGCCGGGCCACGATGGCGTCGAAGTCCTTGCGGAAACGATCCAGGCTGCCGCCCCGCACCGCCTGGTCGACGGCGCCGCGCAGGTCGTTGAGCAGGTCGGCCTTGGCGGCACCGGCCACGATGAAGGCGCGGTCGTGCGCGCTGCGCTCGATGTCGTCCCACCGGTCGGTGGGCAGGTTGAGCTTGGCGCGCAGGAAGTCGATCTGCTCGGCAAACGGCGTGCCGAAGCCGACCTTCAGATCCGGCTTGTCAGCCATGAGCCGGCGCCCCCTGGGCGTCCTGCCGGGCCGCATCCATGCCCTTCAGCTCGGCCAGGGCGTAGGCGGCGGCCATGAGCTTCACCAGCTCGGCGTTGTCCAGGTCGCCATAGGCGGCCACCAGCGTGCCCTGCAGCTCGGCCAGGCTGGCGGCCTGGTCGACCAGCGCCTTGACCTGGTCGATCAGATGGCCCCAGGCCGGCTGGCCGACGCCCTCCAGGCGGCGCGCCACGGTGGCGGTGGGGTCGCGCGCCGCATCGGCCGCCAGCTCCGCCGGCGTGAACTGGCGCACCGCCAGGGCCGCGCGCCCGGTCAGGTCCGCGCTGTCGCCGGCCTGCTGCGGGTCCTGGGCTGCGGCAGCGGCCGGCGTGCCGGCGGGTGGCGTCTTTCCACCTGGCGGCAGGTCGGTGTTGCCAGGGGGCGGCGCGGCGACACCGGGCCCTGCAGGGCCACCTGCGGCGCCCGGCGCCAGCGGGGCGGCCGGGCCCTTCAGGATCTCCTCGCCGTCCTCGGCCTCTTCGATGCGCAGGCGCCGGTGCAGGTCCGCCACACCGATACGCATGCCGGCGGCGGCCAGCTTGGGCAGCGCGTCGGCGTACAGCTTGATGTCCTCGGGCTCGGGCACATCCAGGCAGAAGCGCGGCAGCCGGCGCGGATCGGCGCCGGCGATGTTGAACAGCACCATCGGCTTGATAAGCTGGCTTGTCAGCGTGGCGGCCACGCGCTTGGCATCGCTCTTCAGGATGTCGATGCGCACCTCGTTGTGCACGGTGCCCAGCGCCTGGGTGCCGTTCTGGCCCTCGCTGCTGGTCAGCGTCTGGCCCAGGATGATCTTGCTCTCGACCGCGTCCATGCCCTTCCACATGGTCTCGAAGGGCTTCTCGTTGCCCTGCGCCGCGCTTGCAAAGTCGATCGCCATGCTCTGCGGGATCACGCCCCCGGCGTTGTGGCCGATGCTCACCACCGCCTGCAGCAGCTTGCGCTTCTCGTCGTCGCTGGCGCCGGCCGGGTACTTGCCCAGGCGCATCGGCAGGCCGTAGATCTCCAGGAACTCGGCCAGGTCGCGCACCGCGTAGTGCTTGAACAGGTAGGGCCAGGCCAGCACGCGGCACAGCGGCGCGCGCGCCAGGTAGCCGTTGCGGCTGCGGTGCATGTGCAGCAGCCAGCCGTAGGGCTGCAGCGGCACGCCGTGGGCGCTGGCGCCATCGCGCAGGTTCAGGCTGTCGCGGTCTTCGTCCAGGCACAGCCAGCGCTGGGGCCGGGCCTCGAAGCGCGGCTGCAGGGTGCCCTGGTCCAGCTCCCACCACATCTCGACGGGTTTGAAGCCCTTGAGCACGGCGTCCATCAGCTCCAGCAGCACGTCCTCCTCGAAGCAGGGGATGGCCTTGAGCCAGTCGCGCACCTGGTCGGCGGTCTTCTGTTCGTCGGGGGTGGCGTTGTCGGGCGGCTCCACGTCCCACTGCAGCGTGGTCACGGCGGTCTTGCGCTTGGCCAGCTCGCTGTAGATCTGGCCGTCGCGCTCTTCCATGTCGTCGGCCAGCTCCAGCTGGGCGATCAGGTCGCCCTGCTCGGCCTGCTGCAGGATGTTGTTGAGCCGCACCGGCGTGAGCGCGCGACCCGGGTGCGCATCGAACTCGCGCTTGAGCCAGCCCACGCGGGCCGCGCCGATGGTCGATGCGCCGGCGCCCGCCTGCTCGGTCTGCGGCTCGCGCAGGGCCGCCAGGTCGATGGGGTTGCCGTGCTCGTCCAGGATCTTCATGGTCGTTGCCACTTTGCGGCCCTCGAAACGGTGTTTTGCGGTGTGTTGAATTGCAGGCCCTAGAAGGCGTTTTCAGGGGCTACCCATACCAGTGCCGCACCCCGGGCGTTTGGATCGATTTGGACGGGGTCCTGTCGAGCCGCAGCGCGGTCAGCGCCGGGGCTCACCCCCACAGGTCGTCATCACCGTCCCAGGTGCTGCCCTTGTCGGGCAGGGCGATGAAGTCGATCTCGCCGGCCTCGCGGGTGAAGGCGTAGTGCGCCAGGAACAGCGCGACGGCGAAGTCGCCGTGCCGGCGCTGCTTGCCGCCGCCGCCGTCTGCCGCGGCCGCCTTGGCCCCGGCGCTCTGCGTGTCGGCCTTGGGCAGCTTGGGCACGCCCTGCACCAGCTTGAGGGCGCGCAGGTCATCGCGCAGCGCCTCGTCGCGCGGGATGTCGGTCAGCGTGCCGTCCTGCAGCCCGGCCTTGAGCTTGGGCATGTGCGCCAGGTAGAAGCCGTCGTTGAGCTTCACCTGCTCCACCATCTGCGTGCCATAGCGCTGCGCCGCGGCCTCGGCCAGGGCGGCGCCGTTGCCGGTGGCATCCATTGCCCCGCCGCGGAAGCGCGGCAGGCCATCGACCAGCGCGTGCAGGATCTGCTGCTGGCTGCTGAACGGGCAGTTGGCCAGCTCGACCACCAGCACCACGCGCTCGATCAGCTCGGCGTCCTGCTGCAGCACGCAGATCACGCTCTGGTCGCGGTTGCGGGCGAAGTCGTTGCCGTACACGTGGCGGCGCTCGATGTGCAGGCGCGACAGGTGCGGGCGCACGTGCTCGGCCAGCCAGCCCTCGATCGCGTGGCGGCGCACGTCTTCGGGCAGGTAGGCAAAGCCGTCGTCCCACTTGCCGCGCACCAGCACCGGGCCGGTGGGGTTGGCCGGTGACCAGGCCGGCACCATGCGCTGGCTGATCAGCGCCAGGCTCAGGTAGGCGCCGCCGCTCTGGCTGGGGATGACGTCCAGCTCCTCGGCCGCGTCGTCGCCGTACATGGCGCGCGCTTCGCTCACCCACTTGTCCTGGCCGGCCTGGCTCCAGGTGATGCCCTTGCGCAGGCACACCCGCTCGTACAGGCCCTGGGCCACGGATTCGTCGAAGGTGATGCGGTGCACCGTGGCACTGCCGCGCTTGCCGGCGCGCACCTCCTCGATCAAGGCGTTGAAGGGGTTCTCCACGCCGTCATGCGTGGACCAGATGCGCACCTTGCTGCCCCACAGCAGCATGGCCATCGCGGCCTTGAGCAGGCCGGCCAGCTCGGGCGCGAAGGCCGCCTCGTCGATGCCGATGGTGCCCTGCTTGCCGCGCAGGTTGGTCGGGCGGCTGCTGAGCGCCACGATGCGTCGGCCGGTGGCGGGGAAGTTCACCTCGTAGGTCTTGATGAAGCGCCGGCCCTTCTCCGGGTCGACGTCGTCGTCCCAGATGCCCTCGCCGATCGTGCTGGCCACGAAGCTGAAGGCCTTGGCCCACATGGCCACAGCTTCGATGAACTCGCGCGCCATGTCCTGCGTGGCGCTGATGTAGAAGTAGTTTTCGCCGCCTTCGGCCGCAGCCATCAGCACGGCGTCGGCCGCCTCGGCCCAGGTGGCGCCCACGCGCCGGCTCTTCTCCCAGACCTTGAGCTGTGCCTCGTCGGCGATCCAGGCCTGCTGGTAGGGCAGCAGCACCGGCGGCGGCGCGTCGGGGGCGTCGGGCGCCTGGTAGAGCGCCTCCACCACGTCGGTATCGCTCACGCCGCCACCCGCTTCGTGATGCCCAGGATCTGCTCGCGGATCTCCTTCACCTGCGCCGGCTGCATGCCGCCGCTCTTGGCGATCTTGGCCACCGCGGCGGCGGCTTCCTTGGCGCGGGTCTCCACCTCGCGGCGCCAGCGGCGCTGCTTCACGCTCGCTTCGGTCAGGCGGGTGGCGGCCTTGGCGGCCTCGCCCATCATGGCCAGGCGCTCGATGGGGTCCTCGACGCTCTCGGCCTCGCGGGCCTTCATGAGGCAGTCGAACATGTCTGAGCTGATCAGCGCCATGAGCGCCTCGCCGCGCGCGTCACCGTCGTCGCGGCTGCTCTCGGCGATCAGTTTGGCGGCCTCGGTGCTGGCCTTGATGCTTTCCTGGGCGCGCTTGATCTTCAGGCTCTCGGCGCCCACCGCGCTCTTGCCGATGGTGATCTCCAGCCCCGCCTCGCGCAGCATGGCCTGCAGCTCATCCGTCACGCCGTGGATGTCGCCGAAAGAGCGTTTCACCAGGGTGACGTGCAGCCAGTTGCGGATCTCCTCCGGCAGCTGGGCGATCTTGCTCACGGGGGGCATGGCGGGTTCGACCTGGTCAGGCGGGCTGCGGGCGCTGCACGCCCGGCACCTCGACGCGGCCGCTGGCCACGTCCAGGCCGCGGGCGGTGAGCGTGGCCACGGCGATCGCGCCGCCGGCATCGAGCTCCACCAGGCCCTGCTCGGCCAGCCAAGCCGCGTCTGCAGCGATGCGGTCGCTGCTCACCACGTGGCCCACGGCGTCGCAGTAGCGGCGCAGCAGCAGCAGGTTGGCCCGGTACTGCGCGGCAGCTTCCAGGCCCTTGAGGATGACCAGGCGGCGGTCCGCCTCCTGGAATGCGGCGAACTTCATGTGCGTGGCCCCTGGGCGGTGAGGAGGTAGGTCTCGATGCGGTTGAGCTGCGTGCGCATCGTGCTGATGGCCTCGGCCAGCCCGCTGTTCTGCATGCTGATGGCGCGCACGGTGCCGTCCAGCTCGGCCATCTCGCTGGTGGTGGGCACGTGCTTGATGCGCTCTTCCACCACGGTCACGCGGTGGCCCTGGTCGGCGAATTCCTCGGCCACCTCGCGGCGCAGCGTCTCGATGGCCTTGCCGGCGTCTTCGCCCGGCTTGCGCAGCCACACGGCCACGGCGAGCAGACCCGTGATGAGCCAGTTGGCCAGAACGGCCCAGTCTTTGAGGTCGGCAGGTAGGGAAGGCATGCGGGCGATGGTGCCCGCGGGGACCTTGAACCGGCAGGGGAACCGGTTCAGGCTGTCGGCTTCGTCAGGGCGCGGCCACCCGCAGCAGCGCCGATTCGATGAAGCGTTGGCCTGACCCGTCAGCCGCATCTGCCTGGAACAACAGCTTGTAGGCCGCGCCGGCCACGCCGCCGATCAGCGTCTGTTTCACGACGCTGCCGGCCACCGTGGCGCTGCCCGACAGCATGGCCTGCGGCGTGGCATCTGCCGACCCTTCCACCCAGGTGATGGTCACCACCGGGTTGGTGGGCGCAGCCACGAGCTTGGCGAAGTCCATGCCCACGAGCACGATCTCGCCGGGCGCCTTGGGGCTGAATGAGGTGCTCATCGTTGATGTCCTGCCGCTGTGGCTTGATAGGTCCTGGCGCGTGCGGCACCCAGCACCCTGCGTGCGCCTGCCGCGCCCTGCAGGCGCCGCGCTGGTGCGGTCAGCACCTCCACGCGTGCCGGCGTGATGGCCGGGCCCGACGCCATGACGACATAGCCCGCCGAGACATAGCCGGCGGTGACATAGCCACCCGTGGATGGGCTGCTGGCGGCCTGGACGTAGCCTGGCGCGACGTAGCCGGGGAGGACGTAGCCGGTGGTCATGCGAGCGCGACCAGCTCGCCGGTCCTGGTCAGGCCGACGCCGCCCAGGTCGATGACAAAGCCCGTCGGCAGAACTGCGTCAATCGCCGCCTGGGCCTTCTGAACAATCGCCGCTGCAATCTCGGCATTCGCCCATTCGAAGGGGTGCACGCCATCAATGGATTCCAACGTGGCCGGCCCAACCGAGTTGTTGAAGCTGGTGATCTGGATGCGGTCAGAGAAGTCGATCAGCGCAACCCGCGTGTCGGATGGGGTGGCGGCTTTGTAGGCCGCGACTGCTGCAGTCACTACAGACGCCGCCCGGCCGGATGGAGCGCAAACGACGAAGATCCAGCACGTCGAACCGAGGGCCGCACGCGCTGCAGTGATCCAGTCGGAGACAGCGGATTGCGTGGGCGTGCCGTTGTACCCATGCATGACGAAGTAGTAGTCAATGCCGGCCCAGTTGCGCGCGCGGCCGGTCGTGTGGCTAGCCCATGCGGTAGTGAAACCTGGCACGCCACCATTACCAACGCCAGTCCACGCCTGCCCACCGAAGCCAATCACGCCGAACTCGGCGGCCATCCCTTGGCCAACAAACCAGGCCGCCGAGCGGGCATGGTCGGCAGGCTGCGTTGTTGTGCCAGCAGCCCGCACCCCTTCGACGATCGAGTCGCCCGCGAAGGCCATTTTCTTTGGTCGGATCTGTGGGAAGGCAGACATCGTGGCGCCAGGATCTATCGTGATCCCCTGGATACGAAGCACATTGGTGGGGCTGACACCTGATGCATCCCAGCGTGTTCCCTGGGCCTCAATAGAGCCAAGCAGCCACACCTGGACCGAGTAGACCGTGCCGACCGTCAATCCCGCGGCCAGGCTCAAAGACGCAGCGCCTACGGTAAGTTGCGCGAATTGAGCTGCCCCGTAGTTGATCGACCACATCACGCGCGGCGTGTTGGCGCCAAACCCCACCAGAGTCGTTGCATCGAGTGCAAGCGCAATGCTTGTTGTACCCGTCACGCTGAATTTCAGATATGCCCCGCAACAGGCGGTTTGCATACTCTTGACGGTCACACCGAAATCACCAATGGCAAGCGTGTCCCAGTTGAAAGGGCTCCAGGTGATTGCTGCGTGATCCACAGCAATTGCACCAGACGCAGTGGCGGTATAGGTAATCGCCGCCGGGTTGGTCAGGCCGCCATTATTCGTGGTGGAGATCGTCTTTGCACCCGTCGACCCCGGCGTGTACGTGAATGTGCCGGTGGGTGACCCGCTACTGATGCTGACCGTCGTTGGGGTGAACGTACCGCCGCCGCCGCCGTCACTTGGCGTCACGACCACCGTGCCTGTGATGCCCCCGTTTGCGCCTACCGTGAAATTGGTCGATGGCACGCTCACAACGCCGGTGCCGGGCCCGCTCAGCGTCGTCGCAGTCGCAGTTGCAGAGGTCGCTGTGTAGGTGATGCTTGCCGGGTTGGCCAGTGATCCGTTGTTGGTGACGGATATCGTCTTTGCGCCGATGGACCCAGGCGTGTACGTGAAGGTGCCAGTGGGCGAGCCGCTGCTGATGCTGACGGTAGTCGGCGTGAAGGTGCCGCCGCCGCCACCGTCGCTCGGCGTGACGACCACGGTACCTGTGATCGGGCCATCGGCACCAACCGTGAAGTTGGTCGATGCCACCGCAACCGTGCCGGTCGTCGGACCGGTCATGGTGACCGCTGACGCGCTCGTGGCCGCATCTGTCCACAGCAGGTTATCAACGCCGCCGACTTGTGTGGCAGCTGCGTTCTTGACCCAGTAGAGACCCGCCGTGCCCGTCGTGTGATTGGCGTCGGTGGCCGACAGTGTTGCCGTTGACGGCCTGGAGCCCGACGTGAGCCATATGCGCGCTTCCAGCGCTGATCCGATCACGCTGATTTCCAGCGTGTAGGTGTTCCCTGCCGTTACCCCTGACGCGCCCTGAACAAGCTGCGTAAAAACAGCACTGGTTTGCCGGTAGATCCTGAGCAGTCCAGTGGCCGGGTCCAGCAATGCCAAATAGCCGTTGGTGCCTGCAGCATTGCAGCGCACCAGCGGGCAACCGAACGACCGAGTTGTTCCGTTATAGGCAAAGGTTACAGAAAAAGCCTGATTGGCTTGCGCAGATGAACCAGCCGTGTACACCGCTTTTTGCGCGTCGACAT